TCTCTTCTTCCTGAAGGTGACGTTCCTTACTCTAGAGTAGAAGAGCAATCTGCATTTAATGACACTCTATCTGCATCTGTTGAGAAGTTGAATGCGGTTCAGGGACTCTCTAATGCGGATGAGTTTATTCGTAAGCGGGCAACTTCCATCCGAAAAGAATGGCAGAATTTTTATAATTATTTGAAGGGTGGTAATCCAGCACTCTCAGGTCTTCGTAGAGAGACTATGTTTATCCAAATGCTTGAAGGTTTGCATCCAAAAGAAGCAGAAGTGATGGTTCTGGTTAAGGATAAAAGACTTCAAGAAAAATACAAAATTACCCAAGCAATTGTTGCGGAGGCATATCCTGACATTAGTTGGGGTGGTCGTTCATGAGTCCTGTAAAAATCTTACATAAAGATTGTGATCTTAGTGTAGCGAATAATAGAGAGTTACCATATGATTCTTATGTGGTAACTTATGTTGAGGATGGTAGAATCTGTTATGATATTGTGCAACCAAGAAAGCAGATGGAGATCTTCGACTACTATTGGGATAAGTATAGAGAAAACTTTAAACCACCTTGGCGACAATCCGAGGGAAGAATCAATCCAAAACTTTGGAACAATACTTCAGATAAGAAAAAGAAATAGGAGTTGTTATGAATAATAATGGATTTGGTGACGGTTCTAATAATAAAGCAAAGGTTATTATTGAACAGGAAGAAATTGAAAAGTTAATCAAAGACTATAAGAGAATTAAAAAATACATGAAGTCTTCTTTGTTCACGATCAAAAATCTTGATGGTACAGAAAAGACTGTTAAAGAATTACTTGAAAACTACGGAGATGATAGTATCTGATTATTGGAATTTTGATTGGGAATCCTACAGAGAATTGGTTGATTCTGTAGTATCTAAAAAATATTTTCTAGACTATAATCTAGAAGTTAATTCGGACATAAAGTTTGATGCCTTTTATATTTCTGAAAGGTATCAACTTTTGTATATTCCAATATCCAAAAATGCATCTACATCACTAAAAAATTCTTTAGACTTTAAACCAGTATACCAAACACCAAAAACTGGTAAAAAATTTGACTTGGAAATACCAGAGAATTATAGAAAGAGTTATAAAATTTTTACTCTAATTCGTCATCCAAAGGATAGATGGATATCTGGATTTAATGAATTCTTATCTGAATATGGATTTAATCTAAAAAATAATACATCACGAAAAGTTATTCTTGAATTAAAAGATAAGAAATTTATATTTGATGGGCATACACTACCACAATTTAGTTTTATAGATTACTGTTTTTGTCCAGATGGAATGAATTTTGAATTAAATCTTATCAATCTGGAGGGAGATATAAATACTAAGTTATCAAATTTGTGCCAAGAGTCTGTTAAAATAAACTATAAAAATAGCATGACTAATGACCAATTAAAGATTGATAATTATGAATTGTGTTATAAAATTTTTAATGATTATTGCTTAAAGCAAAAAAAGTTTCTTGATCTTTACAAACAAGATTATATTCTTTATAAAAAATCTATTTAAAATTTGCGTTTAAAACTGAAATGGGCAAGCATTATTTACTAAATCTCTATGGTTGCTCATTTGAGCATTTGAACTGTGAATTATTCCTTGTTGGTCTTATTGAATCTGCTGCGATAGCAAGTGGAGCAACAGTTCTTCAGACTATATCTAAAAAGTTTGATCCCCAAGGAGTGACAGCAGTTTGTTTACTATCGGAAAGTCATATTAGTATTCATACCTGGCCAGAGAAGGGAGAAGCGGCGGTAGATGTGTTTACTTGTGGAGATTGTGATCCAAAGATAGGATGTGATATAATAATCGGACAACTTCAAGCAAATAATAACACCCTCAGTTATATTGAGCGATGATACATAAATTTTTTGATGTCATTAATGTCCCTTTAGTTGCTTCAATATTGGGAGCACTATTGTTATTTCCATTTGCATATTTTATTTACGACTCAAATAAAAACCCAGACAAGTACAAAGAGCATTGACAAATGCCATTATTTGTACTATACTTGCAACTATAAACCTTTTATATCATGACAAACTACAAACCTTATTCTCCAGAGTGGAGTAGAAAAAGGTATCTTGAAGAAGCAATCCAAACTTACTTTAACTCTGAAGCATCTTTGGACACAATTCTTGATGATATTGTAGATACCTTGCAAAATAATATTGATTATCACAAGACTCGCGCTGAAAAGTTTCAAGAAGTTCTTGACGGATTAAAATCACTATCTTATTGATAAATACCCCATATACGGAGATGGCATATGCTCTCTACACAATATCGCCTACGTTTACAAGAAATCTGTAACAAGATTGTTAAACATGAGGAGGTTAGTCTAGAAGACATGATCTGGGCAGAGAAACTTGCAAAAGCAAATCGCAGTGCAGGTACAATGCTCCGCCAGGCAAGAAGGACAGCAGAGAATCCCGATATGCAAGAAGGAGATATGGACGATTTTTTAAATCAACTTGATATTGGTGGACTTGGTAATGAACGTTTTGGTAAGCGAGGATTTGATAGTGTTGATGATATGATTGATTGGTGGACAGAAGGTAGAGATAAACCAGATGATTGGAGGCAAAGAGACTGATGCAAGCAGTTTTATATACAGATGGAAGCCAAGAGTGTGAACGTATTCGTATGCTCTTGAAGAGTTTGGGTGGAGAGTACTTAGAGTATGAACTTGGACTTGACTTTAGTGATCGCCAATTCAGAGCAGAATTTGGAGAGGATGCACAGTACCCCCAAATTACTATCAACCATGAACATATTGGCAGTTTAAAGGAAACACTTCAATACTTTAAAGATAGAGAAATTATTTAATCAAACTTAATTTTGTATCACATTTTACAAACTTGCTTGACTATATATCTTAATGGGTCTATAATGACCTTACGTTCATTCGCTATTCGCAAATAGCGAACGCAAGTAAGCCGACTCGGAACGGATCGTTCATCTATGGAACAACTCTTCTTAACTTGCTTACAGGCACAACTAATCATCGGTAGAATTAATGCCAGTGAAGTTGTCGCTCCCCAACAAAAAAATGATCTTGTATGGGAAGTTAAACAAGTAACAAAGAAAGGTTGTTTTATAGACGCAAAAGCCGACTGAAGGAACGGGATCTTAAAACCATCTCATTTCTTTAGGAGAAACCCAATGTCGAAAGTCGTTTATCGTGGCGCTGAGTATGATACTGAGAAGCGTATCGCATATCAGCAGCAAATGATGCAACAACCTCAACAGCAAAATGAAGTCTATCGCGGCGTCAAGTTTGTAAAAGAGGGGCACAAATGATGCAGAAACTCAATGTGCTTCAACTCATTAAAGAGAAGAAGCAAAAAGAGGATCGTCGTCATGCAGCAGCACTAGCACAACTAGTTGGTGCAGTAAAATGATTCCTTTGATCGCTGGTATTGTTGGTGGATCAACTGCATTCATTCTCTTGATTTATGCAGAAGTCCTATTGCTGAGTAAGTAATGGAAGACTACACATATCACTATGATGATATGGATAAGGATAGCAGACCACCTGCTTGCTACCAACTAACATATAGGGGGTGTAGGTACTGGTCTTGCTATCGTATACACTTGCGACAATGGTTTGAGGATATGTTATCCGTTGAACCAATATATAACAAGAGGGGATAATACCCCTCTTTTTTTAGGTATATTTACGGATTTACAATTTCTTTGGGATCACATATAATATAAACATCTTCGGGGAAGACCAATGTAATAAAACCTTTACTTCGTTATGAATTTACTGTTGCATGGAGGTATTATGCACAACCTTGTTTCTTATAATCAACTAGCAGAATGGAATCATTTTGAGGATACAATTGGCCGAGATAATGATGAACTAGAGTTAGTCAATGATTATTTTAATTGCCTAATTGAATGTGATGAAGATCAACACACATGCAAACGAATATGTAGGAATTTATTAAGCACTTGGTAAAACGTTCGGGGGGTTGACTACCCCCCTTTTTTTGCTTATAATTAGAAAGAGTACTTATCTTGTATGGAAAAAGACAAATTAAAAGCACTGCTGCGGGACCTTAAAAATATTGTAGAAGAAATTGAATCCGAAGTTTATTCCGATACTAAGAGTTATTTGCATGATATGAATGAAATAACTGATTACGATGAAATTTTTGAGGATGATGATGGTTACTGCGACTAATTGGTATCATCGGTATTTAAATTTACCATTTACCCTCTCTCCTCTTCCTATTTTTAGAGAGCAAGGAAATCAAATAAAACATTTTTATATAAATGACTATCCATTCTACCCAGTTGAAGATTGGTTTGGTGATTTGGGTTTGTCTTTACTATTAAAGGAAGTTTTTTATACCCCACCATATTCCAAGATCCCAATTCATACTGATCATGGAATGTACACTATGCATTCAAAGATCAACATTACTTGGGGTCCAGAGGAAGGTGTGATACAATGGTGGAAGTCTGATAAACCTGCAG